TTCGGGCCATAAATTCACTACAGATATAAAAGATATCAATCCTCAAAAGCTTTTTAATTATATGCTTCAAAACTTGGAGACCTCAAATAATGTTCTTATATTATGGGAAATAATGAAGCTTTTGAAGGGTAAGTCAACTCAAATCGTACTTTACACATATGATTCGATTTTAATCGACTATGATGAAGACGAAGAGTTAATTGATTCGATAAAACACATATTTAATAATAAAAATTTAAAAGTTAAACTAACAATTGGAAGAAATTATGGCTCTATGCAGCCGTTAAACTAATTATGGAACCCGTCGCGTTTGAAACCCTACCCAATATTTATAATCAGTACGATTTTATTAACGAAACTGATTCTATGAATAACAGGTTATTTGCTACCTTCACTCAGCAAAACTATTTAGATGACTTGATTAAGACATTGTCATCTACTTATAGTATAATGTACAATAAGATGTTTGTGCTTTTTGTTAAGAGCACTAATGAATATGTCATCACTTACAATGTTGAACAGGGTAATGTAGACAGCATTCCTTCAAACACAATATTAGTACATCGTAAAAAAGAATCAAATACATTATATACCATCAACGCCTTAAACGATTTGATTAAAAAACTAAACGGGGGCGTAGTTGATCCAACGTACAAAATTAACTGGCAACATTATAAAAATTGTATATTACTTACTCAACACGGGGAAGTGAAACAGTTAAACACCAAAATTTATAAAATTGTAGAGCTTTAACTTGGCGTTCAAGTAAAGGTTCTATACATTTATAGTTACAAACAATTAAAAGTTATATTTTATGGATTTAAAATCAATCAAAAACAAACTCAACGCCTTACAAACATCAGGGCAGAAAAAAGAAAAGGTAGACTACAGTAAGTACCTTTGGAAGCCAAAACAAGAGGGCAAGTATCAGATTAGGATCGTTCCATCTAAACTTGACAAAAACAACCCGTTTAAAGAAGTATTTTTGCATTATGGATTCTCTAAGTTTCCTATTTATGCATTAACTAACTGGGGTGAAAAAGATCCAATTGTAGAATTTGCTAAACAGTTACGTCAAAGCAACGACAAAGAAAACTGGAAATTAGCTAAAAAATTAGAACCTAAAATGCGTATATTCGCTCCCGTTATTGTACGTGGCGAAGAAGATAAAGGTGTACGCCTTTGGGAATTTGGTAAAGAAATCTACATGCAATTATTAGGCATTGCAGATGACGAAGACTATGGTGACTACACAGACATCCAAGACGGTCGTGACTTTACAGTTGAAACCATAACAGGTGATATTGGTGGTCGTCAAGGTTTAAAATCATCAATTCGTATTAAACCAAAAGTATCTCCACTCAGTACAAATAAAGCGGATATAGAGAAATTTTTAGAAGAACAACCCAACATTCTTGAAATTCAATCTACATATAAAATGTCTTTTGACAAATTAAAAGAAACACTTCAAAACTGGTTAAACCCAGATGCTGAAGATGCAAGTGATGTAGATGATGAAGAAGAGACTGAAGAAGCACCATTTGTAATAGATGAACCTAAAAAGGATACTAATTATAAATTAAAAACTAAAGAATCTAAAGCAGACAAATTTGATAAATTATTTGAAGACGAAGACTAATTATGGCAAAGAAATCAACCTCGTTGACAGCCGCTGTTAGTACCCAGTTAAAGTCAGGTTTTGAATTAGATAAGTTCAAGGAAAAGAAAGGACTTAACAACAACGTTAAGTTCAAGGAACAGAAATGGATTCCGTTCTCTAAAGCACTCCAGGAAATACTTAGTATCCCTGGAGCGCCTATAGGACATATTTCCTTACTTAGAGGTCATTCCGACACTGGTAAAACAACAGCGTTGTTAGAGCTAGCGGTAAACGCTCAGAAAATGGGAATTTTACCTGTTTTTATTATTACGGAAATGAAGTGGAGTTGGAACCATGCTCAACAAATGGGGTTTCAAATCGAACCTGTTGTTGATAAAGAAACAGGCGAGGTTACTAACTATAAGGGATTCTTCTTATACGCAGATAGAGGAACACTAAACACAATTGAAGATGTAGCTGAATTCATTGCTGACCTATTAGATGAACAGCGTAAAGGTAATTTACCTTATGACTTGTGTTTCCTATGGGATAGTATTGGTTCTATACCTTGTAAAATGAGTATAGAAGCAAATAAAAACAATCCTATGTGGAATGCAGGAGCTATGTCTCAACAGTTTGGTAATTTTATTAACCAACGTTTTCCACTATCACGTAAAGAAAGTTCACAGTACACAAATACAATGGTTGCAATCAATAAAATTTGGGTTGCACCTGCTGAAACAATTATGTCTCAACCTAAAATGAAAATGAAAAACGGTGAGACAATGTTTTTAGACTCAACAATTGTATTAACATTTGGTAATATTACAAATAGTGGTACTAGTAAAATCAAAGCAACTAAAAACGGTAAAGAGGTAGAATTCGCTAAACGTACTAAAGTATCATGCGATAAAAACCATGTTACAGGTATTACTACTAAAGGTACTATTACAATGACAGTTCATGGTTTTATACCTGACGAAAAATCAGCAGTTGACAATTATAAAAAAGATCACTCAAATGAATGGTCTCAAATATTAGGATCAGCGGATTTTGACTTAGTAGAAGACAATACAGATTGGGAAGAAAACGTTAAAGACATACCTTTACTAGAAGATGAACAATAAAGATCTACTTAAACTTCTTGACAACATTCAAGAGGATGGAAAACAGACTACACCTAAAGCAGAAAATAGAGTTTTGCTTATAGATGGATTAAATCTGTTTTTTAGAAATTTTGCTGTTTTAAATTATATAAATTCTCAAGGAACGCATGTTGGGGGTTTAGGTGGATTTTTAAGATCGTTAGGTGCACTGGTTAAACAAATACAACCAACATCTATTCATGTTATATTTGATGGAGTGGGTTCTACCATAAACAGGAAGAACCTGCTCCCCGAATATAAATCAGGTAGGAATGCTGTTAAAATGACTAAAGAGTTATTTAACGACATAGACGAAGAAAACGAATCAAAAGCAGATCAAATAGGAAGATTAATTCATTACTTACAATGCTTACCAGTTAAAGTTTTATCTATAGATAAAGTAGAAGCAGATGACATTATAGCATTTTTAAGTAAGGAAATATCTAAAGACAACAAAACAAAAGCATACGTTGTATCTACAGATAAAGATCTTCTACAGTTAGTAGACGACAACATTACTGTTTATGCTGCTATAGAAAAAGAATTTTATACACCTAAAAAAGTTAAAGACAAATACGGTGTTTACCCATACAACTTTTTAATGCTTAAAACATTAACTGGAGATGGATCAGACAAAATACCAGGGGTAAAAGGTTTAGGTCCTAAAAAATTACCTAAAATGTTCCCTGAATTGTTTGGTGATGAAAAAATTACATTAGACAAGATATTTTCTATTTGTGAAGCGAAACATAAAGAACATCTTATATATTCTCGAATCATATTTGATTTTGAAAATATAGAAAGAAATAAAAAAGTTATGGATTTAGAAAATCCTATGCTTGATGAAGCAGAAAAAACTTATATATTAGAGTATATGAAAGCAGCTCCATTCAAATTAGATATTCCTTCATTTGTTAAAATGTATCATGAAGATGGATTAGGTAATATTTTAAAGGATATTGAATTTTGGCTTAGAAACAATTGGACAACATTAGACAGATATAATAAAGCAAAATAAATAAGTTATGACATTACAGAGTATTGAAAATTATGGAATTGGTTTCCAAACAAAGGTTATTTCTGCATTACTAACAGATAAACCATTTTTACAAAACGTAAATGATATTCTTATAGACGAATATTTTAGTAATACAGCCCACAAATGGATTGTAAATGAGGTATTAAAATACTATATAAAATACCACACCAATCCTACTATGGATGTTCTTAAAACCGAAATGAAGAAAGTTGAAAACGATGTACTTCAGGTTTCAATTAAAGAACAACTAAAAGAAGCTTATAAAGCATCTGACGAAACTGACTTAACTTATGTAAAAGAAGAGTTTACTAATTTTTGTAAAAACCAACAATTAAAAAAAGCGCTTTTAAATTCGGTAGATTTACTTAAAGCAGGTAACTACGATTCTATTAGACTATTAATTGACAGCGCTTTACGTTCAGGTCAAGACAAAAATATAGGCCACGAATACAATAAAGACATTGAATCTCGTTATAGAGACGAAGACCGCTCCCCAGTACCTACACCTTGGCCGATGTTTAACGAAATGTTACAGGGTGGATTAGGTGAAGGTGATTTTGGATTAATATTCGGAAATCCGGGTGGAGGTAAATCTTGGACACTTATTGCATTAGGAGCACATGCTGTTAGTTTAGGATACAACGTAATACATTATACTTTAGAATTAAGTGAAGGATACGTGGGAAAACGATATGATGCTTTCTTTACTCGTATATCCGTAGATAAATTAAAAGTAAATAAAGAAAAAGTAGTAGACGCTACATCTGATCTTCCCGGTCAACTTATTGTAAAAGAATATCCAA